ATGCATTGGTATTTGCTAGTGCTGAATTGAATGTAGATGTATTCAGCTTTGTTGCAATGAATGAATTTGTATTTGCTAGTGCTGCTCGTTCTATTGCTTTTGTCTGATAGAGTGTAGCAGCATTAGCGACTTGAAGTCTATCTGAAACCAACAAACGAATGGCAGTATTGGTAGTTGTTAAACCAGTCTTAACGTTGGTAATTGCAAGATTAGTATTGGCTAGTGCTGCTCGTTCTATTGCTTTTGTCTGATAAACCGCAGCAGCATTTGCGACTTGAAGTCTATCTGAAACCAATAATCTGATGGCAGTGTTAGTGGATGTTAATCCAGTTTTTACATTGGTAATTGCTAGATTAGTATTTGCTAGTGCAGCACGTTCTATTGCTTTTGTCTGATAGACTGCTGCTGCATTTGCTATCTGAAGTCTATCAGAAACCAATAATCTGATGGCAGTGTTAGTGGATGTTAATGCAGCCCATGTCGCTCCACTACCGCCACTAATGCTAGCAATATATGCATTGGTATTTGCTAGTGCTGAATTGAATGTAGATGTAGCAACCTTAGTTGCAATAAAAGTATTGGTATTTGCTAACTGAGATTTGATGAATGCATTGGTATTTGCTAGAGCAGAATTGAACGTAGATGTAGCAACCTTAGTTGCAATAAAAGTATTGGTATTTGCTAACTGAGATTTGATGAATGCATTGGTATTTGCTAGTGCTGAATTGAATGTAGATGTATTCAGCTTTGTTGCAATGAATGAATTTGTATTTGCTAGCGCAGCACGTTCTATTGCCTTTGTCTGATAGAGTGTAGCAGCATTAGCGACTTGAAGTCTATCTGAAACCAACAAACGAATGGCAGTATTGGTAGAAGTCAAACCCGTCTTAACATTAGTGATTGCAAGATTAGTATTTGCTAGCGCAGCACGTTCTATTGCTTTTGTAGTAAATGTAGCATGAAGATAAGAGTTCGGTACAGCGGCTTCATTGTTAATTAAAATTTTACTTCCAGTTGCAGAAATTTGAGCGGAGCCCAAATATATTGTGCTATTGGCTAAAAAGACATCTTTATATCTTTTTGTGGTTGAACCAAGATCGAAGGTGATATTTGATGTTGGTATCAGAGTTCTGGTGGCAACAGTTGTAGTGAATGTGTTCGTTAATCCACTACCAACGCCAGCAGTATTTGCTTGCCATTTACCAAGAGTTCCATTGTAAACAAGACTATGGCCATCAGTTGGAGCACTAACACTGTTGTAATCTACATCATCTAAACTTCGTAAATTTACTTCACCAGAACCTGGGGAGTTAATCCCCATTGCAGTTCCATATGCAATTCTGGACATTCTTGTATCAATGTTTTTAGATAACTCTTCAAATTTTTTCTCAAAAGGAGCAACGTTAATGTCTGCTCCTGGGTCTCCCTTATCACCCGGTAATCCTTGCAGACCTCTTTCACCTCGGCCGCCCTTATCACCTTTTGAACCAACACTACCTGTTAACCCAGGATTACCTGATAACCCATCTATACCATCTTTTCCAGAATCACCTTTATCGCCTTTGTCACCCTTATCGCCCCGAACTCCTTGATCACCTTGGTCACCCTTATCGCCCCGAACTCCTTGATCGCCTTTGTCACCCTTATCACCTCGAATCCCTTGATCGCCTTTGTCACCTTGGAATCCAGGATCGCCCTTATCACCAAGAACACCCTGGTCGCCCCGAACTCCTTGATCACCTTGGTCACCTTTGTTACCTTGGATTCCAGGATCGCCCTTATCACCAAAAGCACCTTGTTTGCCCTGATCGCCCTGATCGCCCTTTTCACCGATTATACCCTGAACGCCGCGTGGACCTACAACATCACCTGCAACAATAGTTATGCCATCTTCACGAATAAGATGAAGATTACCTTTATCAATTTTTGCTTCTTCGAAAGAATATCCCGCTAAACCAGTTTCTCCTGGATCTCCCTTTGAACCAGGAAGTAACTGTATATTTTCTATTATTTTTTCTAAACGGATATTTTCTTTTTTTGTTTCATTTAGAAGTTTTATAATAGAGGTAAAGATTTTTGCATCTTTTAAGGAATAACTCTCATCATTACTCATGATTTATTAATCTCGGTGAGCAAGAGTATCATTTATAACTTGTGTCATGCTTTCAATTAATTGTTGTTCTTCTTCCGTTACTTCATCAGTATTCTTTTTAATTTCAATCTCTTCTTTAACATCACTTGTTTGAGCATTAGATGAATTTTGTGTAGGTGGTTCTAAATCGGTTTCAGCACTAGGTTGTGAATTCGCACCTTCTTCTGCCATTTCACGCTTTATCTGCATCATGTCTTCATCAGTCATATGCAAAACATTTTGACGAATCCACTTTGATGAGAAATATTTTCCAACATAATTATCTACGTTTTGTAAAATTGCCAATCTAGAATTCATTATTTCTTGATCTTTCAATTCAGCATAATAATTATCTCGTTGATAATCATAATGAATGTACTGTTTCATTTCTTTCCATTCTGCGCGAGTCATTATACCGCGTAGAATTAATTGTGTTTCAAGAACAACATCAAATAGATGATTGAATCTTGTTCTCAATCTATCTATGAACTTTGAAAACTTTATTTCGTCTCTTGTTATTTCGCCTGTTCTGCCAAAGTTATACGAATTATCACTTTGCATACGAGCGATGGGAACTTTTAAAGCTTTATATAGTTTGCGGCGAAAATATTCTACGTCTTCCATTTCACCTAAGTTTTGGCCACCCGGTAAAGTTGTAATTTCTGTTCCTCTACCGCCCTCACGACGAGGAAGCCAAAAGTCTTCAAGCATTGTATTCTTAGTATATACGCCAGCATCCAATAGATAGGTGTGATGGCTATGATATGTTTCTTCCAAGTCAACAGTTATACATCCAACATCAATCCTTTCATCGAGCCATTCTACCGAAATGGCCTTATGATTTCTAAGGATTTCTGCCGTATGGCCTCTAGAATGATTGTATTTTATGTTGGATCTATTCAAATTATTTTGACGACAGTATTCGTTAAGATTTTCTACAATTTCTTGCGATCCATCAGGCTTAGATATTTTCCAAGTTTTGAAGTGTTGAACCTTTCCTATTCTTTTTTCCGAAATTCTCTGTCTCCAAATAGGAGTAAAGTCATCGCTTTTATTGACCCTGCCACCGAAACCATATTTGGCACAATCACGATGAAATTTCATGTGATCGTCGCGATTCATCATCACTAGGTTTGATGGTGAATTATTTGTGCGATGGTAATCAATATGATGTATTGTATTTTTCGAAGAAGCCTTGTATTCTTCTCTATGAAGTTTTTCTTCGCGGATATTATTTTCGTCTTTCCATCGCGCAACTTCGCGATGAGTATATTCCCAAGATTTTGTGTCGTTTTTGAAAATCTGTTCATATTCAGAATCGCCAAACATCGTCTTCATTCTACGATAGCCTGGAATTATAGATTCCCCAACAAGATCTTTAGCTTCGACAAATCCCTTTCCCCAAACAGGGAATTTATGATCAGGAGTACAAACGACGCTCTTTCCATTATCAAATGTGACCCTAACAACTTGTGAATCCTTTTTGGTAATTCCCGCCCAAGATACTGGCCCGGGAACAAATTTACCAGTCATAGGATCGACCGAATATACCCAATTCTTCTTACCGCTTTCATATTCATTCATCAACTCTTGAAGAGATAGTGTTCTTCCATCGAGTAGTGGAATTTTCGTTTCAAGAGCATAACACATAAACTTACGATCATCACGGACTTCGCCTGTTGTAGCATCATAGACTAATCTATTTTTGTGCTTAATCATCATATCACGAATATACTGTTCTGCTTTTATCTTTGGTAGATTACCAACGTCAATATAAAAAATACGACGTTCTGGTGCGCGAGCCAAACGATAAATGACTACAGCATCTTCAAGCATACGCAACTGATTCATAGGCTTTATTGATGTGTGTATATGAGATAGAACAAGTTTATTTCTCTGATCTAATAATCCAGAATGAACATATGCAATTGCATCTTTTGAAATTTTCATTCCTTGTGTTCCAGTTATGCCGGATGTAACTCCAGTTGGCATATAAATGTAATATTCCTTGTAAGCCGGAACTACTCCCATGTTCAAATGGCCACTCGAATGGCCACTCTCAAGTTTTTTTTCTGGTTCACGAACTTTACGAATTCTGCGAGGATCAATATATCTTAGTTCTTTGATTCCATCTCGCGGCTTTTTTATGTCAATCATCATATGATAATACAGACGACCATCAATATACCAACGACGAAACAAATCATATGCCATAGTATTAAAATCAAGAAGTCTCATAACAGTTTTGAATTCTTCGCGGATTTTACTTTTTACTCTTTCCGGAACATTCAATTGATCTAGATTGATTTCTATAATAGACTTATAATCTTCGCGTATGATTGCTTCGTTTACGACTTCTTCTATTGCATTATCTACTTCAAACTGTGTGGCAAGTTCGCGATATTTTGTGACTAATTGTGTTTCATTTTTTGCTTGTCCTTCTAGATCAATAAATGTGCCGTATGATCCGCCAGGTGCTATTTCAATAGAGCCATCATTGCTTGATGGTGGCACAAAAGAAGGAATCTGTTCAGCTTCCTTCTTCTCATCAGCTACCTTACCTATTCTATATCCAAAAAGCTCTATTGCCATAATATTATCTCTCTCTTGTTTTATCTATTTCGTACTATTTATATAGTATTTCGCATGAAGACAAAAAAGAAAAGAGGGAGATTTTACTCTCCCTCCAAGCATTATTATAGTATTAATTATTATAATTATACAGCAATAGTGCCAGTCGTTGTTGGGGCTACAATACGCCAATAGTCATACTCAAAAGTAACTGAGTATTCTTGAATAGCATCTGAGTTGTCCCAACTCAGTTCAATTGCTGCGATATCTGTAGGAAATAAATTCACGAATTCATATGTACGGATTGGAACACCAGTTTTGCTATATTGTGTTACAGTTGCTGTAGTGCGATATGCAACGTTCGTGGCAAGAGCAGTATCACGAAGATTTGCTTCGTGTCTATTGATATTATTGCTCCAAGTTTCAAGAGCCTCACGAATTGCAAAATCTTCATCATTTAAAATTGTAACTGTCCATGGTGCAAAAGTTCTTGTTCCAGCAAATTTTACTTCACGACCAAAATACCTAATTGGTATAGTTGATAGTGTGCTTGCTGGAATTTGAGCGGATTTACAAGTGAATGCTGATCTTGCTCCGATGTTTGGAACTCCTGATGGTGTATCGATGATTACACTAAACAGCGAAGATCTTGCACCACCAAGGGGTAAACCAGCTGCTGCAAATTCGGAGATATTAAATGCCATAGTTATACTCCCTTTCCTTTATATTTATACTAATACGAACCATAGCGGAGACCCTCATTTTGGCTTTTGTTTCTTAAGAATGTTTCTTCCCGCGCATACCAATCTTACCTTCTTCTTGCAACCTTTTAGAATTATCACTAATTAATTTTCTAGTTTCTTTCGATCTGTTTTTAGCCGCATTAGTAAATTTTATTTTCAGAAATTTCCGACAACTTCACTGAATTCTACACCAGTTCTAACTGCTATGAAATTCAACTGAATGAAGTTAATCGAACGTGCTGGTTTGACATAAATGTCTCCAATGAATTCGTTTCTATCGATCACTGTGCCTGTATTATTTGTATCATCACACACAACACGGAAATCGAAAATACCACGACGACCCTGAACGTCACGCAGGAATGGTTCTACAAGATTTCTGAACTGTGCGCGAGTAAACTCATCATTGAATTCAAACAACGAGAACTTAGCTGCTGTAGATATTGCCTTTTCAAGCACAATGAACAAACGACGGACGTTGATTCTGTCGAATGCGCTTGGTTTTGCTAATAGAGTTTTATCGCCAAAGAGAACAGTACCCTGACCTGGGAATGTTGTTACTGGATTGATGCCAGCCTTGTACAATGAATCTCTAGCAGACTTTCTCGGATTGAAAGCAAGTTTGATCACATTTTTCACCTGACCACGATTGAAACCCGCTGGTGAATACCATGGATCGCGTTCTGTGTCAGTACGTACCATCAATCCTGCTGTGTCACCGTTCAGAGCAACATAGCGATAGATGTCGTTGTACTTGTCGTAGATGTATTTGTAACCGCTATCCATCACAGCATAAGAAGATGAAGGCAAAAGATTACGGAAAGTAATAGAATCATCTACTTCTTTATCAACATAGCTAGAGTTATTAACAACATTAGATTTAAGTGGTGAAATAACTGCAATACAATCTTTGCGTTTTTCAGCAATATTATTGATGATGTGTAGAACGCGAGTTTGATTGGAATCGCCAGCCAATACTAATGAAACATCAACGTCTTCCGCAGAAGCAAATTTATCGTAACCAACAATATAATCCGCGTCTCTTGGTGGCTGACCATCACGCCCAAATCTCAATGAGTCATTGATTGGGGCTCTCTGTTGTCCACCAAGAAAGTTGATACCTGATGCGTTTTTACCTGCATGAGTAATTGCGCTTGGATGAGCCGCAAACCAAAGATACTGTGATTGAGTATTGATTACATTACGGTAGAAATTTGATCCACCATCTGGTGTTTTAGCATCAAGGGCTTTAGAAACAGAATTGAATTTTTCAAGAACTGTATTTGCAGATCCACTAAACTCACCATCTTCGTCAGCCACTACAATGTGCATTTCATCATTTGATCCACTTATAACCGATGCATATGGTGATGTGCCCGGGGCAGCATCAAAGAATCCATGGAATTCCCAACGGCGAGTTGGTGCAGAAATTGTTACTGTGTTACCAACATACTTTGTCTTTAGAGTTACGGTTGCAGCGGAAACAGAAGCTACTGTCAGTGGTACTTTGTCTGGTCCACCAAGTATTAAGTCACCAGCAGTTAATAGAGCAGCAGAAGCTGAGTTTGCAGCAGTTACACTAACGCTGTTGTTTGTGAATGTAAAGTTTCCGGATAGAGAGCTTTGATATGCATTTGTGGATGCGCATATGGAAACGCGAAGTGAGTTACCTACTTGACCAGGATA